GCTTAATTTCTCTTTCTAAATCACCCTCTGCCACTATTGTCAGCCACTTGGCAACATTATCTGCGTTGCCCTCCAACAGCTTGTTGATCGTTTCCCTGAATTCTCGCGTAGCTTTGTTCGGTGTCCCGGCAGTTCTTCCTCCGGTCTTAGGTATTCCTTTTGGCCGACCAAAGCCGGTTTTCGGCTTAGTAGTCATAATCTATCCATTTTTTACTATAGATAGATTTATTCTACACAATTATGCGGTTTTTGCAACACTTAACCATTCCACTTTATAGGGTCGCCATCAATGTCAACAACATAAACAGGCAGCGCCATTGTTTCCGCGTCTGCTTTTATTCGCTCTTTCCATACTCCCGGAATTTGTGCGTACTTTTTCCCCGTTATTGTCCGGCATGGGGCGAGTTTAGGATAGCTTTCTTTTGCAAGTAGCCTATCCAGTTCTTTAGTCTCACCATGTTTGAAAAGTTTGTAAACTACTTCCATCGGCCATTCTGGGTCGTCTGTTTTGTTCCAGCGTATTTGTAAATGCGCCCCTAGCTCTTTTAATGATAATTCAACCAATTCGGCATATTTTTTTTTGTTGTTTTCAGCCCATTGCAATATAGCCTCAGTCTGCTCTGGTGTTGTCGCTAATACCGCATCACTGCCCTTATGCAGCATAATCCAGCCCCCTTTATATTTCTCTACAGCAAAGTTGTAGTCAGGTAAATAGTATTTCATGCTAGTTATCAGCCAATCTCTCGCGTGCCCTATAGCTTCTTTCCAGATGCTCCGCTTGGAATCCGGGGCAGAGTTGCCCGTTGTCTACAAAGTGCCAAAAGCCCACGTATTCACGCGTGATCTTGCGGCGCTCAACGTGCTTCTTTTTCCACCACAGCACGCCCGTTGTGGTTGTTACGCTCACATCGGCAAAATACACCCAATCTATCGGGCTCCGTCCTTTTGTGTGCGTTAAAACAAATTCGCTCAAAATCATTGTGCGCTCCTAATTTTTATATATCAAAATATAAAGCTGTATAAGTCTGTATAAGGTGGGGCTTATTACCCCGGATGCCCGTAGCCCTATTCGTCAATAGGGTTCACCTGTAAATCCAGGCCATACGCTTTGCAGGCTACTTTCGTAGCTCCTGTGCCGGACTGTTCACTAACATTGAAGCAGGCAGGGTTTGACCTGCTATCTCAGTCCCTACTCATCGCGTCTGAGGCCACGAACATTCGGGTTTTGTGCGTGTCCATTAAGTGCCTACGCACTCCACGCCGCCGCTTCAATGTTAGTCCCCGTACTTTCCGGGGTGTCATCTAAGTGCTGCATTTCAAACTGCTTAGCCAATTTCTCATAACCGATTAGCAGCGTTCGTTTTGTTAGTGGCGGGTGCTGATCTCCCGCCTGTCTGCATTGCAAAGTCAGGTACGGGTCATCAAACTAGCAGACAGAAGACTCTTTGACACCGTTTTTGCGCATCAGCCTACGCATTCACTAACAAGTCTAGGGTCTGCTCGCATAAAGCAGCGACGCACAAGAAAGGATCAAACCAAAACAACGGCGCTAACCCGTTGCCAGACCCTAGACTTTTTAGTCCCCGTCTTTCCGGGGTGTCATCTAGGTGCTGCATTTAGAACTGCCTAGCCAATTCGAGCAAACGAAAGCAGCGTCCGTTTTGTTAGTGGCCGGTGCTGATCCCGACATTAGTAAATTGTGCAACTACACAACCGCGTATCAGCCTACGCATTCACTAACACGACTGAGACCTGATTAGCTCCCTTACTGGGGGGTCGTCCTGGCCATCGGACAGTTCATCAAGTCTCATGCGTCTTAGTGCTTATTTTCCCTCATTTTCTCTATCTTATCCAACATTTCCCGTTTTTCCATTAGCGCTTTTGCTTTCTTTTCTGCCTCCGCTTTACTTAAGCCAGCGTCGTATTGAAGTATTGCTGCGCGTTCTTCAAATGCTTCTCGAATAGCATCTTTCATGTGTTTTTTTCCTTTAATTTAGCTTCTATTTCATATGCCACCAGATCTTGCTCTGGTGCTGGTAGCTCATGCGCCGGTTGAACTTTGGCAAACATTTCGAGGAAACGAGCAGCGCCTTGGTTAGCTGTATATCGGTCGCCGCCTGCGTCCACAAAAGCCATTGCAATGTTGCAGTGCCAACCCCACGCATACTCAGGGTCGTCTTGCATGGCTTGAATCACCGTCTGCACAGCTTGGGCAATCTGTTCCTGCTCTGGTGCTAATGCGGCCTCTATCTCTTGCTGCACGTCAGTAAAACGCTGAAGTGGGTCTGGCTGCGCTAGTCGTTCACGTAAAGTTGACATTGCTGGACGCATTTTTGCAAGCTCGTAGTCATGCAATGGCGTATCGTCGTAATCTCGACGAGAGATGTAATTTAGCGCTTCCAGCGATTGCTGCATAATCTCACGGTCAGTTTTGTCAGTCATTTTATGCACTCCCAATATTTTCCGTTGAATACTGGCTTACCTTCGTTTTTAATGCACAATGCGCGGTATTCGGATGCAGGGTCTTTACCGATTACGTACTCGTATAGCGAACCAATTGAAAAAACAGCCGCCACCACAATTACCACTGTAATTACAATTTCAAAAATAGCATCTTTCATGGGACTATACTTCATGTGTTTTTCTCCTTTAGTCTAGCCTCAAACAAACGCAACACCATTTCTCGAAACAACAAACTGTCTTGACTATAACGGTAAGCGTTAAACAGATGCCTGTCTTCCATGTCTTTAATAAGTATCCCTCGCCCATCTCTTGTTCTCCATAGCTCTGTGCGAAAGTTGCGTCTTACCTCTTGATCGTCCAGCCACGCATCGGCTAGCGCGATTAAGCCAGCATTATCGTCTTCCCAGCTCATGTGTTTTTCCCCTCTGCTTCTGCTCTGGCTGCGCTAGTGCGGCCTCTATCTCTTGCTTGACATCATCCTCTGCCAGCGCAGCACGTAGGGCATCGGCTTCGGAGCCGAGAAAATCAAAAAGGGTCTCAAACCTGTTAATCCAAATGGTGTCTGTAATTTTCCCTTGTTCATTTGCCGCTTCGAGCGTGATGATTGCGGCCTCAATCGTTGTTAGCGCCTGTTGTGCTGCTTCTCTAAGTTTGTCAGTCATTTTATTCCCCTCCCAATCTCAACTGCCATTAAAAAAATTGCCTCTCTTGCAGCGGCCTCTATGTCAGTATTTTCTACCTCCACCGCTGGCTTGCCGAACTTATAGGCAGATGCTACGTTGTCCTTGAAAGTGCCGAATGACACCTGTATTTTCAGTCTAGCGGCTAGTCGGAATGAATCGTTATTGTCGTGGCGCGGGTTCCATAACTTGTCGTCAACCAGCGGTGCGCCTTTGTCGTGCCAATTCCACTTGAAGCTGTACCCCGCAGCCTTTGCAGCCAGTTCTAGCGGTTCGCGGTCATTCATACCCACCCCGCAGCACTTACAAATTCATCCCAAGTTAGGGATACTTCTTTGTCTTCTAAAATGATTATGGTCATTTTCATTCTCCTTTAATTTTTCTGGCCTTGTCAAACTCAGCGCACAACATATCTTTTTTTTCGAAAAAATCATCCCACTCCTTATCCCACTCCTTAAACCCCGGCTCATCGGATGGGCACGGGTTATCTTTTGGCGTTATCTGACGCAACTTTTCGTCTAAAAATGCTTCCGCTACCGTTGGGTCGTCTTGCCGCGCCCAGCAAGCATCGTTACTTTCCCATTCTTTTGGCGTTTGCGTTGGAGTAGTAACTTGTTTAGCGCCATCAACATAAATCGCCTCTGGTCTTATTCCCTTGAATAGTTCTTCTTTCCATTCATTTGTTGAGTTTAGGTATTTTATTGCGCCCTGTTCATTAACAGCCGACACTGGAATTTCAAACGTCTCTTCTGTAACTACAACTACGCGCCCTATAAAAAGTGGCATTTTCATTCTCCTGTTTATTTCAACTGCTTTGCAGTCTTCCTTCTAATTTACCTGCCGAATACCCAGACAAATACAGCTTAAACATATTATTTAGATTTCCGTTGTCATAATACGTCCGATAAATTTTCTTTATTCTTCCGTTCGGCATAACCTTCGTTTCTTTTTCTGATCTTTCTATTTTGCAGCCTATATATACGTTATTTAATTCAAGCGCTTTTTCAAAAGATTTCAGCACTTCCTCAATTTCGCCCGTTGTGTACATGTCCATCTCATTCTCCTGTAGGGGCTTGCGCCCCTGTTTTTAGTATTAAAAATCTTTATTGCGGGGTTGCAATTATTTGAAATGATTGATGTTCCAATCGTTATCCCACCATTCTAGCAAGTCAGGCAGCGATGATATAGAACAGTTCACGCCGTCACCATCTTGTACACATTTGAAAATGTTGTCTCCAAAACCGATTAAAGCAAATCTGTCTCCGAACAATTCTTGCGCCACTTTTATGGCTTCATTTAGCTCAGAATCTGCGTCAAAAATAAAACTGTTGTTTTTTACAGTGATGCTCATTTTTCATTCTCCTGGTGTTAATTAGCTTTATTGCTAACCATGCAGAGAATTATACACACTTAAACAGACTATGCAAGCCCTTTTATCCCGCCATATGAGAAAACGCACATTGCAGCGTCTCTTTCGTGTTGGTTGCTTTTTTTCTGCCAGCCAGTCAGTTTGTTAAAAGTCTCAGCGTCCAGCTTGCGGCCTTTGTGCTTCGGGCTTATTCCGTGGGCGTTTATCTTCATTTCTTCGCATAAGGCGCATA